GTTTCAGGAGCGTACACAACGTCATCGTGCACGCTCCATAGATAAGTTGAGTCGCTGTCCAAGAACTCCTTGATGACCCCGTTCCAGATAACCCCTATGTTTCCCGGTGTACTTCTACGAAAATACAAAGTATCAACGTTGTCAGGTTCTTCGGTGTGCATATAGGCTTCCACCTGTGACCAGCTTTCTGGTCTTCGGGAGCCGCAAGGAACCCATAAAGTAACTTTTTCCATCTGCTAATCCGGGCAGATGATGCTTGCGGATAGGGATGTCGGTTTTGCGTCATTCGGTGAACGCAGCACGCACACCACCGAGTTCGGCCACGCGGTCGAAACCATGAACCCGCTAAAGCGCAGCCAGGGGTAACTCTGGTCAACGTTCACGTCAACCACGAAATTCTGGTTTGACCCCTGCCCGGCAGTGATCTGTGCGCCTGATGCGCCCGTGATGCGTGCATAGGTTGCACCTGAAGTGGCCGCCTGCCAAACGCCCCAGCCTGTCGAGACGTTAGCGGTATTACCTGAAGGCGTACCCAGCGCAAAGATGAATGTTGCGCGATCCCATCCATAGGCGTTGACGCTGGTTACATCCAGTTTGGTAGAGGTGGTCGCTTGAGGCGGGCAAACGTTTTGCACCACCATGTAATCTGCAAATTTTTTGTTATGAGCCATTTTGTTCTCCTTTTTTGTGAAGGGGGTATTGCTACCCCCGTTCATCATTGTGTCGATTAGGCGGTACCCTGAGCCATCTTGTAGAAGGCCTCGCTCTGGAGAACGTCGTATGCCCGGAAAATGTTGGCGAAGATGCCGACAAGTCCGTTTGCCATATACAGGTAAGGATTGCGCTGCACCAGCATGCCCGGTTTCTCAACCACCGCGAAGTAGGTGAAGTTGCCAAACAGCGTTGAGTACGATCCGCTGGTCATGGCGGCCATGTCATCGCTGACATAAGCCGGATAACCAAAGAAGTCAGCGCCCGCAGGGGTAGCGATGAAGTTGAAGTTTGAACCGGTCAACCCCTTCAGGTACCACTTGGTCGCGTTCTTCATCAGGAACCCGCACTCGCCCAGCACGTTGTACCCGTTGGTCAACGACCCGACCAGCCGAGCCAGTTCGGCGGCGGTCAGCGTGGTCGATGAACTAGCTGCGGTGGCGGCAGTAGCGCCGGAGCTGTCAACGAGGGCGGCGGTCGCGACGGCATTCTCTGTCCCAGCCTCGGCACGTGCTAAGGCACCAGCGATCCAGTTTTCCCAGTTAGAATTGCGCGCGCCAAGAAACTCCTCGGATACACGCAGTTCTTTGGTGTACTTCTTCAGCACCAGGTCTTTCTGGTCAACCGTTCTGGTTGTGTCATTGTTATAGGCGGCTTCTTCACTCGTTACCACAAAGTCAGTGTGCCGCGTTCCCTCAACCGGGATGAGCAGATGATCTGCATCGGTGCTGAAGTAACTACACGGTGCCTGCCGCACCCATGATGCCAGATCGCGCTTGGCAATGATGCGGTTCAACAGCGGGTCAGGTACAAGGTATCCGCCCTGATCGCCGGTGGTGAGGTTGGTGACTCCGATTGTCTTGATGCCCAGGTAGGATGAATCAGGAACGATCAGCTCGTGGTTGATCTGTCCGGTCTGCATCCACGCCTTGAACGCGCCAACGCCATCGTCTGAGTCACTACCCTTTTCGGTAGTGTGGTACTCGGAGGCTCTGAGCATTTTCTTTGCTTTCAGTTCCTCAACAGCCTTGCGAGCGCCTTCGGCTTTAGCGTCTTCGATCTCTTGCTTGCGAGCCGCTTCAGCGGCTTCGGCATCCTTCATCGCCTTGATTTCGGCGGCGACCAATGCCTTGATGTCAATAGTTTCTTCCATTTTGTTTTCTCCTTGATGGATTGATGTTTCTTTCTCGTCTATCGGCAACGCCGCCTCGTCGGGAATTAATGATTTCAGCGATACAACCGAGTTTCTCGGCTCCGCTGGTGTCGGCGTGAGCGATACCTCGCCCACGAACCAACTCTTGATGAACGCGGCTTTACCAGCCGGTTCACGCTCTACCAGGTGAGAGAGCGCGCCGGATGAATAACCCAGTTTGCCCGCCTCCACCAGTTTGTAAATCTCTTTTTCGTACTCGTCACGCAGGTTGAGCTGAGCCTCAGCCCACGCCCCCACGTCGTCAATACTGACCGATGCCTTGCCAATCACCCGCTTCTTGATCGTCTTATCAAGCCCGTGGTTATACAGCACGGGCATTTCAGGCGGGTAATGGAGGTCGGTGTCTTTGGTGAAAAAGTCGCCGGTCAGGTCAGGGTCTTCTGCTGTTGAGAAGCGCACCAAATACCCGCCGACCTTGCCTTCACCGAGAGCCTTCAGCTCGCTCCCAAATGCAATTAATGTTTCCTCCATAGTCACCTCGTTAAACGCAAAAATGCCGCCTGTCCCGTTTCCGAGAAGCAGCTGACCGATGACAACGCATCGCGGTCTTACGCCCGGCGCAACGTCCGCGCGTTATTCAGTTTTTCGTACCATCGCTTGATGAAAGTCGAAGGTAATCTCTCCGTACACGTTATGCCCCACCTGCACGGCAACGCCGCCAGCTGGAACATACCCCACGCCAATGTAATAGTTCACGCGTTCCTGCAACAACAACTTACTTGACTCTGATACGATGATGTACTCGAGTTCCGGTTGTTTAGGTTTGGGCATATATAGTCCTCACTATCTAATGGTCACAAAAATGGCCTTTTGTTGCGTGATTCGTTATTACGAATTTCCATTGATCCATTCCTGAATCTTGCGCTCCGCCGCCTTGATCGCGCCCTTGATATTCGTGTTCACCACAGCCATCATCGTGCGCCAGCCTACCTTCGCTGGTTGCCGCGCCTGTGTTGCATCCCCCATTACATAACCTGCATAAGGTACAGGGTTATAAATGCTCGCCCCGTATCCGCCTCCTTGCAGTTTATAAGCCCAACCACGCTTCAGCGCGTTGGTACGTCGTGGAGAACCTGGCGTGATCTCACCTTCTCGTATCTTTGCCATCACGTAGCGCCGCTGTTTGTCGCTACTGAATGTCTGTCCGTAAGCTGATTTTCTGCTCACGTACCTGTAACCAACGTAGTGCTTCAGCCCGTGCGCGTCATCACCGATAAGATATGTCGCCACAGCTGGAGCCGCAATCTTGCGCGCTTCCGCTGGTAGTTTCTTGAAGAACGCCTGCAACTTTTCCACACCTCTAACGCTGAACTTTATCATCCTACACCTCCGCGAAGTCCCCGCTGATTACTACGCCATCTACCATGCGTGCCTGTACCCTGTGCGCGCATTTGAAGTCATCCGGAATCTTCACGATCACCACTTCCGGCCTGTCAGTCGCCATAACACGGGATAAGATGGATTTTATGTCGTTGTTGGCGTAGATGCGCCACACCGGAAGCCCGAACGCCAGCGCCACCTTGCCAATGTCCGGCAGAGTCAGCCCGCTCTCATTGTTGCACCCAACGAAGCGCCCGTCGAAGTACCCGCGCTGCGTGTTCATGATCGCGCCGTAGCCGCCGTTGTCTGTCACGATGAACTTGATGGGCAGGTTGAGCCGCTTCACAACTTCCAGCTCCTGAATGTTCAGCATGAACCCGCCGTCACCCACCGGGCACAGCACGCGCTTGCCTGTTGCCAGCGCCGCTCCGATCGCTCCTGGTATTCCCTGCCCCATTGCACCCAGCGCGCCCGCGTAAGTGAACTGCTGCCCAAACTTCACCCGCCACGTCTGGAATAACGCCTGCGCCGGTGTAGAACATTCAGGCGCAATCACGTCATCGTTGCGCGCCAGCCTTGATAGTTCGTCAATCACGCAGTAGTAATTCGCCGCGCGTTCATCCCAATAACTCTCGTGAAATACCGGGTTCAACTGGTTCAGCACCCTGCACGCCGTCAGCCACGGCTTGAAGTCGCCCTCAATCCACGAGGAGCGCAACCATTCGCCAACGTCTTCCTTCACGGTCTGCCAGGATGAATCGAACTTCGCCAGTTCGCGCTCATCGCAATCCACCACCACCTTCTCGGCATGCGGCGCGATATTCTCTAATTGGTACGCCGTTTGGTCGTGATCCATCTTTGCGCCCAGCACCAGCAGGTAATCGCAGGATTGTAATATCCGGTTCGCCGCCGGCTGCCCAATCGCCCCTGGTCGCCCGCAGTAGTACGGGTGATCATCGCCCATGAGTCCAATCGATTTCCATGTCAGCAGCACGGGTATGCGCGCGCGATGGATGAACTCGTAGAAGTCCAGCTCGTAATCGTTGCATCCCCAGCCCGCGATGATGACCGGCTTATTCAATTTCAGCCCCCTGCACGTCTTGAGGTATGTCAAGCCACACCGGCCCCTTGCGACCAATTGTTGCACACTCCAGCGCGATCTCAAAGCATGACTTCATCCACTCCGGCTGCATCACCGTGATGGCGTATTTCGTGATAGGCTTCACCAGTTCCACGATCTCAACCTCCTGCGGGCCAACGTACCTGCGCGCCCCGTGGCACATGTGCTTCCTTTGCACCTGCCCGCTGATGAACAGCACCGGCGTCGAGTCCATCCACGCCGCCGCGCATCCCGTGATGGCGTTCGTTCCCCCCGGCCCCGTCGTCACCATGCACACGCCCAAGCCGTTGAGATGACCGTAAGCCTGCGCTGCAAACGCCGCCCCCTGCTCGTGAAGCATGAACACCGGCTCTAACTTCGACCCGTACAGCGCATCGTTGAGGTGCATCGAACCGCCGCCAACCAGACAGAACACATGCCTGACGCGCTTCTCAAGTTCCTGCACGATCCAATCAGCCACTCTCATATCACGATGATCTCGTTATCGCACACGCTCTTGATGTGTTCGATGAGTTTCTCCTTCTGCGCCTGCGCCATTACCACAATCGGATGTTCGCTGATCGGCGCTTCGAGTATTGGAATGCGCCCGATGGTCTGGTCTTTGAACGCGGGGTCGTTGCAGACAAAGTATTTGACGTTGATTGGGTAGCGCGCCAGCAGGTGCATGGCAATATCACCCAAGCCCCACACGATCACCGGCGTGTCTGCGAGCGCGCGCAACTTCTCCTGCTTCTCCTCGATATTCCTGATAACGTGCTCTTTGCTCAACCTGCCAATATCAGCGCCTTTCACGAACACGAACATCCGGCACGCCAACCCGCGCTCGTGGTAGGCGCTCGTCTCCGCCAACTCAAACCCCCAGCGCTCCATCAGCCTGAGCATGTCCAGCGTCCTGAAGTGGTTGAGGTGCACCTGGTGGTAATCCAGCATCGGCATTGACGCTGAACCCTCAAGCCCGATCGCCCCCGCGTCAGGAATGTCCACGATAAGCGTGCCGCCATCTTTCAGGCACGAGGTCATTTCTCTCATCACCGCGTTCATCGAGTAGATATGCTCGAACACCATCTCCGCGATGATCACGTCAACGTTATCCGGTATATCCTGCCCCGCTTCCACACAGGTCGTGTTCATGAACCCGTACTGCGCGAGTATCCGCGTCAATCCCTGCTCGCCGCCGCCAAAGTCCACCACCTTCGCGTCCTTCTGGAACTTCACGGCCACGTAATGCGCCCTGTCCCGTATGCGCTGTTGCTGTTCCGGGTCTTCCACTCCGTAACCGTAGCGCTCCTGGTAATAGCGGTCGTAATCGTGCTGCGTCACCGTGTCGTTGTCTGCATAGATCATCCCGCACGCGCACCTGAACCAATCCAAGTATTTCGGGCGCGGCCAGCCGTCAGGCACAAGGAAGTCAGACCGCCAAAGTAACTCACGCTTCGTGCTGTCGCAAATAACGCAATGTCTCATTCCATCATCCTCTTGATGCAGTAATCCAGATCAAAGCGCTGGTGCAATCCGATCTCGTGCGCACGTCCGCAGTCCGGCAGGTAATACGGCGCTGGTTCCACAAAATAGCGCTGCACGTGCTTGATGGGATGCCCGTGAACGTAATCGCCCACTCGCTCCGCCAGTTCTTCAATAGTGATCGGTATCTCGCTGCCCACGTTGTACGCGCCCGGCCTGCCAAAGCCGATGATGCGCAGCATCCACACCAGCAGGTCTGCGATGTACAGGTAGGAGCGCACCGTCTTGCCCGTGCCGTATATCTCCATCGGCTTTCCCGCTTTGACCGCGTTCACGAACGCCGTTATGGCAAAGTAATCGCGCAGCCCCGGCCCCGCCGTTGCGAATATTCTGAGAATGCGATAATCTAAGCCAGACTTGGCCAGCAAAGCCTCTGAGCGTGCCTTCTCTCTCCCGTACTCAGTCTTGGGGATGATCGGCGCGTCTTCGTTCACCTGCTGCGGCACGCCCCCGTACACCGCCCCGCTTGAGGTGTAGATGACCTGCGCTTTGCACAGTTGCGCGCACTCGATGACCGGCTCTATCGGCGTTGGCGCAAAGTGGAAGATGGTGTCGTATTCGCCGTCCACGAAGTCACGGTTGAGCGTGAGGTTGCACTGGTAGTCAAGCACCTGCGCCAGCCATGAACCGATGAAGCCCGTTGCGCCCGTGATCAGCACGCGCTCCCCCGTCCACAGCCACGCGTTCCCGTGCTCTCGCACAAAGTCAATGTCACACTTTGGATAAGAATTCATATATCCTTTCGCTCGCATAGTCTAATTGGTCGAAGTTCAGCCCGTGCCAGCTCCCAATCCAGAATCCGCTCGAAAACACCCTGTCCGCGTTTGGCAGCGGGTCAGCGTCGTAATCCACGCCCTTGTACGCCGGTTGGCGCGTGATGTTCCCGCCAAACATCAGCCGTGTCGCCACGCCGCTGTCTTCCAGATGGCGCGTGATCTCACGCCTGGTGAAGCCCGCGTCATCCCGAATCGTCAATGGAAATCCAAACCACGCTGTATCAGGTTTGTAGGATACTGGCAGGTAGAACCAATCCTCTGTATCTCTCAAGTTGTTGTAAAGGTGCGCGAAGTTCTGACGGCGCTTGTCCAGGAACGCGGGTAGTTTCTTCAACTGCTCAAGTCCCACCGCCGCTTGCAAGTCGGTTGCCTTCAGGTTGTAGCCGATGTGCGAGTAGATGTACTTGTGGTCGTACTGCACACCGTCGATCGTGTAATCGAAACGCCGTCCGCAGGTGTCATCGTGCCCTGGTTCGCACCAGCAGTCGCGCCCCCAATCGCGCATACTGCGCAGGCGCATGAACTCGCTCGTGTCGTTGGTCAGTACCATCCCGCCTTCGCCTGTGCTCATGAAGTGCGCCGGGAAGAAACTGAATGTTGCCGTGCGCGTGTCCTGTCCGGGGAAGCATCCATCGCAGGAATCCACCACCTCGCCCGAGGTACAGAAATTCCCAAGCACGTGACAGCCAACATCGACTGTGTGTTTGGGAAGATATGAGCCTATTTCAATGTCCACGAAATAAGGCCGTGCCCCGCTCTGGATGATCGGGTTTATTGTGGTAGGGAATGAACACGCGCTCACACGCACGGGGAACTTCCACTCACGCGCCCCGATTGCCAGCAGGTTGGCGGATGAACCGCTGTTCACGAATATGCCGTGCTTGTAGCCGTGAAACTTGGCGAAGGCGCGCTCGAATTCGATGACCTTCTGCCCGCCAGCCCAATGGTTGGTGCGTGCCACGTCGATGAGGGCGTTCACTTCCTCATCGCCTGATACCTGCCCTGATACGGGAACGCGCACGTCTAAGCCGTTACGCATTATCCAGTTTTGAAGCGATCACGATGTCTTGTATTCTCTCCAATGCGTTATTCGTTGCCCTCTCAGTCGTTGGCACCAGCGCGCAATCACAGCGCCAGCCACCGCACTCAAGCGCCTGGTTTGGCGGATTCTGCGGATGGATGCCTGACCGCTCCCAATCCTCCGCATACGCCACGATTCCATTGAGCGCCGCGCAGGTTGCGCAATGTTCCTCTGTCGCGCCCATTTCCCATTTCAGCTTGACCTTCTTGCGCTTGCCAAACCACACCTTCGCCTGGTTCACCACGTCGGTATAACGATGCGCCCACACTTCGATGCGCCCCGCAAACTTCGTGCGGTACTCCTCAAGCGTTCCGCCCATGAGCCTCAGCGCCAGGATGTCAGACCCCAACGCCAGCACATAATCGTATTCTGACGCGATGATCTTGTTCAGTTCCTCGTTATCTTCATCGGTGAACTCGGAAGGTTCAACACCAACCGCGCGCGCACCTTCACGCCACGCCTTGCCCATCTGGTCAGCGATGGTATCGGTCATGTCCTGTATCCACGCGAACTCGCCCAGCTCGCCCCTGAATAACTGCAGGCAGTAGGCGCGCAACTGGCGCAGAAACATGGCTTCAGTCTTGATCTCCACCAGTCGCCACAGCGCCGGAATCGCGTCAAGAAGATCAAGCAACCAGTTCATAACCAGATGACCTCTCCAAGTTGCAACCAAAGGTAAATATACTCAGGCGGGATTGTCAATGTTCACCCCCGCATCCACAGCGCGGTTTATCGCGTCAGCCAGCGTCTTGATTGCTTCGTTGTCAATTTCATGCGCCTGCGGCGTTCCTGTGACCTCGAACGCCTGCCCGATGTCCTCTTTGCCAGTCACGTATTTCAAGCGCTCGCGGATGTCAGCCGCCATGTCTTCAGGAAGCGATTTCACCTCGAAGTCGGCGCACGCCCCCTTGCCCTTGCGGAAGTTGCGCTCAGCTATCTGCCGCCACAGGTTGAGTTCCTTGATCTGCTCGGAGGTCAGCGTCAGCGGGTCGGCCGCTTTTCGTTCTTCCCGCACCCTTTCTTCGGCTGGTTTGTCTTCGGTGGGTTTTTCTTGTTCTTCATCCGGCTTCTCCTCTTTCTCTTGTGGTTGGAAACGTGCCGCCTGCGCCTCAGCCAGCAACTGCTCGCGCTGTTGTTTCGCCGCCATGTCAGCGTCGAGGTCAGCGAACTTCACTCCCTGCGGTAACTCGATGCCAAGCATCTCAGCCGCCACGCTCGGTCGCATGCCAGCGTTGACGTAGGTCGAGAACGCGGTTGCGCGCTCCATCTCTTCTTCCTGCATCGCGTCAATGGCGTTCGGGTCAAACTTCAGCTTCAGCCCCCACGGTTTGAGCACCTGCTCGTTGAATCCCGTCTCGATTGCCTTATACACCTTCACGAACGCGCTGGTCGTATACCAAATTTTGATAAGGTGTTTTATCTCGGTTGCAAATGCCATGTCGGACATGAACAGCCCGGATGGAATGCCAAACGCAGTTGCGATGTTCTCTATCATCTGCTTCGTCAGTTCAGGGTATGCGCCCCTGATGTCTTCCATGCCAGCGCCCACCTTGACCACGCTCAGCGCTTCGGTGTTGATGATCTTGGCGGCTATGTCGGTCTTGCCCCTGAAGAACCTATCCCACCAGCGCTCCGCCTTCTCTCGCTCAGCCGGACCAGGCATTCCCTTCGCGCCAAGCACCGTAGGCGGGATGAACCCGCGCTCCGCGTAGGTCGCGATTGTCCCGTCCATGTTGAATAGCAACCGCGCACTCAAGAGCGCGTTGCCAGCCGGATGCGTCAGCGCCGGCCCGATCTCCACGTCGGGGTCAGGCAGCCAGAAGTACACCATCACGGGGTCGAGTTCGCTCTCGATTGGGTAATACCTTGATACCGCGCCCTTGTCAGTCGTGCGGTCAAACCATTTCAGTCCATCACGCGTTATCTCCGCTCTCACGGTTTGAGGCGCAACGAACTGCATGTCCACGATCGCCCGGCTCGTCAGTTGCGGAATGAGATACGCGCGCCCGAAGCACAGGCTCGATGCCAGCAGGTAGAACAGCGACTCCGGCGATTCAAGCCCGCCCGTTTTGTTCTTCCAATCGGCGGATGTGTCGTACGGTTCGCCGTTCTCTCTCAGTATGTAAAATGGCAGCGCGCTCACGGCGTTGGCGGTCATGTCCACCGCCTTTGCCAGCCACGGCACCACGCGCCGGAGCTGCTGCGCCTGCGCGATGTCGCTGTCCCCCGTGCCTGAGGTCATCGCCAGAAACCCGTCAATGCCCCCAAATATCTCAAAGTTGATACCTTTGAGGTTTTCGCCCAAGTCCCTGATGCTAACGCCTTTTGTTTTCGCCATGTTTGCTCCTAACTGATGAGCCACGCGTCGTTGCTGATGCTGTACCACGCGAACGCGAGGGACATCACACAGTCGTCGTGCTGCCCCTCTGGTGCTGAATATGTATAATTGCCCGACGGCGTGCGCTTGCTCTCGTAGGATAGCAGCTCGCCAACCAGGATTGGATTGTCAATGATGTGGATAAGCCCGTGTTCAAATGCGCTCTGTAATCTCTGGATAATGTCATGCTTTGTCGTGTTCGTCGTGGTGAAGGGAATGATGTTAATATCGTGCTCTCGCAGGTGGTCGATCACCGGCGCGCCAATGCTGTTCGATTCCACTACCATCCCGTCCAGATGCCATTTGCGGTAGGTGGCGAGAAGCCTGTCCTCCAGCACTGGGTAATCCACGCGGTTGAATCGGTCAAGCGCCACCATTTCGCGCGTGTTCACGTCCAGCACCGTGATAACCGTGTAATCCACAGAAGCCGCCACATCCACTCCCGCGCTATACTGATGCCCCTCAAGCGGTTGCTCAAGAGGTTGCAGGATGGCCGCATCGTGTACCCTGCGAAATACCGCGCCCTCGCTGTCAACGAACTCCGCCAAATACTCCTGGTTGAAAATGATCTCCGGCAGTTCAGCGCGCGCCGCCTCTATCTCAGATGGCTGAATGTACGGGTTCGCGCTTGTCGGGTAGGTGAACGATGCCCAATCAGGGTCAACGCCACCGCGCCGGTACAAGTCCCAGAAGAAGTTACGCCCACGCGGGGTCGAGATGAACAGCGCCTTGCCCAATCGGTCTGATAACGCGGGTCTTATCGCCTCGCTCCAGGCTTCTGGTTGCATGAACGCGCACTCGTCCATTACCACGAAGTCAAGCCCTTCACCGCGCAGGCTGTCGGGATTGTCCGCGCTCCTGATTGCCACGAACCCACCGCCAGGAAACAGCACCATCCTATCGGCCAGCCTGATTTCAGTACCTGGTATCTTCCGGCTCAGCTGCCGCAACGGTCGCCAGCCAACCTCGGAGGTCTTGTAGCTCGGACTCACCCACCACGCCCGCTTGCCTTCGATCGCCACGCCGATGCACTCGTTAACGCCGAGCCGCGTCTTGCCCCATCTGCGCCCTGCCGCCAGTACCTTGAAACGTGATGGGTCACGGTGAACCTCTAATTGACCGGGATGCAGATGCGGTCTAATCGTTGTTTTCGCTGTCATCCCACTCGACTACGATTGCCCCACCATCCGCGCCCGTGACCTCCTGCCGCTCAACGTAACCGCGATTCTTGCCAAGCGATTTCAGCGTCAGCGTCACCGCCCACGGCTCACCAGCCATCACCGCCTGCTCAAGTTTGAGTTCAGCCTTATCCACGAGCTTACCGCGATAAGAATCAATAACACCCTGCACCTTTGGATTTTTAGCGGCGTGCCGATATATCGTGTGAGGCGAGCAA